CAAAAACCCAACCGGGCTATAAACACCGGTAAAGCAGACTCGGCTAGGCCGATGTCGGTACCCACCGTCCAGTCATGGTAGAGACTGGGCGTAATCTGTATCCCGCCACGCCACCCCTTGGGGTGACGCCTGCGGACCGGTACCCAAGTGTGCAGCTTGCCAACTGCACAGACGCCTTCCAGTGGTCCCACGACAGGACAACTGGAACTGGCTGGTAGCTCATGACGCCGACCTCTTCCCATGACGGATCATGGTCCAAGTGCCGAAGTTTCATGAGTTTCCAGTTGGAGGGTGAATCATGGATGACTATGTCACCCAGTGATTCAGGTCCTCGGCATCTACGGATGTTCGAGGGGATCTGATCCAGGATCATAAACCACGACCTTAGCACGTAACCCCATCTCTGGGGGCACAGGCCGCCGTCGCGGTGTGAGACTCTCCTTAAACCATTAGCCCACGAAATCCAATGCTGCGGTTCATTCGGTAACTCTGAAAGGAAATGTGCCCTTACAGGCACACCCTCGAAGAAGTCACCCCCGCAGCTCTCTCTAAAAGGACCCTCGGCGAAGGTCTTCTTGTTGTTTGGCTCGAAGCCAAAGAACCGGAGCGCAGCAATCAAGTCATGGTGGAGCGCCGCGGGGACGATTAAATCGTCCCCGTAGCACTTAATTCCCCCATGACCGTCATGAAGCGTTTTAGCGAGGCTATAGAACAAGAGGCTTTCAAGCTCGAACGTGAAACCGTTTCCCATTGAGGAAAACTTTTCCAGCCGAACCCACTGGCTACCTATTCTAGTGTGCGACGCCCGAAGAGAGGAGAGCAAGGTGTACCACTCGCCCGGGAGGACGAGCTCCACCAGTACCCGACACACTGTGTCGGAGGCATTGCTCAGATCGATCGTTGTATGACTGCCAGTAACGGAGGCCTTACGGGCCCATCGTTGATGTACTGACTGGCCATCCCGAAGATCGATATCCGCACGCTCTTTCAACCGAGTCTTTAGCAGTCGACCTAGGTCAAGCTGCAAGCTCACATTGAGGCTAGCTTCCTTACAGCAACCCCTAAAGGATTTGGCATCCTTAGGCACTGTGAAGAAGATATTGCCACGCACGTTTCGGGGATCTGAATCCTTTCGTTCCTTCATCACGGAACGGCCCCACGAAGTCTGAGCCCAGAAGGGCATGAGGTCGCGGGAATGGGGATAGATCGTTGGTCTGCTCGACATTTTGTCGGGAGCTGTTATTAGCTGTCCAACATCGGCAAACGTGGCACCGGAGGAAAACCTCGGGGTAAGACTGTCCGGAAGGGAACCAATCAGAGACCGAACCACTTTACGCCAGCGAGAAATGAAATCGCTAACGGCTACGTCCTGTTTGTCTTCGAGGAGAAGATTTTGAGGCAAGTAACGGCTTAGTCGAGCGTTGGTCCGAGCATTCTGGCGTTCCAATTGCCAGAAGAGCTCGCGAGCCCCTCCTTCCCTATCGATACCCGACGGCAGATCGCACTTCCGAAGGATGTCTGTTACCAGGACATCGCGAAAATACGACTCACTATCGAAATACCAGTTCGGGTCAGTACGCAGCCTTGCAAGCTGCGCCCACTCACCATATTGCACCAACAGTTTGACCGTCAGTGCTCGTGGTGTGCCTACGTCCTCGCATGTAGCGAGGATCACGCGCTGGAATGTATCCATACGCACTCCTATTTCAAGGTTTGATTACTTGAGAGACGGAAGGAAGGTCGGGAAGACCTCCCGCATTCATCAAGTGAATGCCACACGGCCACGAAGGAAGCCGCCAGGCCCCTTCATGACGTTGAGTCCCATCACATTGGCAATGTAGGCCGAGAAATTGGCCTTTTCGGCCTCGGGCCAATCGTCCGGCATCTTGACCGTCCCGATGAACTCCGCGGACGACAGGGCTTTCACAAGCCCCGTCGTTGTGTCCGTGTAGCTCGCCGGGTAAAGGATCTTGAATACCGAACCGAAGCCCTTGACCGAAGGGTCGTTTCGGAGGATGGCACTCATCCTGGGGAAGACAGCCGGGTTGGCTCCTTCCATCAGTTCCCACCGCGCCTCGCCGCCGATACCGGCTGCGGGGACTTGGAGAGTGAAGGTCTTTGCGACCGGGGTGCCGGCGCCGTTGTTCACGACGATGTCAGCTGCTTGAGGCATTTGATGCTTTCAGTAGAAAGTGGAGGGAATCACCGCG